TTCCACAATCTGGAACAATAGGAGGTTCGTGCTTTCCTTCATTTGGTTTTAATTCATCAAGGAACTTTTCTTTAATGCACGAATGACCTGCTATTCTTTCTGCTTTTGCCATTCTTTCAAAATGTTGAGGAAAGTGTTTGCGTATATGATTCCAATAACCTTTGCCACCTTTAATACAACCAATACAATTGTTGTTGTGAAAACCTAATTCGTACATTTTAGGCAACTTAATTCCATTGAATAAAAGTAATTCAGCACATTGTTGCTTTGTCATTTTTCGGTCAATCAATGGGGTTAGTGGTTTCGCTTGTGGATATTGTTGTGCAAATCTAATTGCTCGATTAATTTCCTTTTTGTCGTATTCGAAACCAAAGATTTGACCATCGTATTCAAATTCTTTTTCGATTGCTTTGCGAACATCTTTTTTTAAAACTTTTGTACACATTGCGCCTGTTGGAGAATTAACAAATTTTGCTATTTCAACAACTTCAAATTGGTCTTTATATTTTTTACAACGTCTGCGTTCTACTTTAACGCCCAACCACTTCTCACAATCCGTTATAAAACGTTCATTGTCTTCATGCGCGCTATCTATTTCGATATAAAATAAGCGTACATTTTCTTTTCCATATTCTTCGATTGCTAACTTACAAGCAACAGCCGAAGTAACACCACAACTAAACCATCCTATTATCATAATTTTATTTTTTTATCCAACAACATATTGTCCATAAGAAGGATTCAACTCAAAGTACATTCGCATCATTATAGCGTCGGCAACGTCGGGACTTATTCCTTCGCGGTTCTTGATAACATCCTTCGGTGTGACCTGCAACTTTCCGTCCACGTCTGCGCGGTGTCGTTTAATCATTTCTAACTCACGAATGATTTGTTCTTTGCGTGTGTTGGATAAGATTGTTACCTTGTTTTCTTCAACGTACTGAGCGAGTTTGTAGTAACATTCGCTTTTGAGATTTTGGTATTGCTGGTGTTTTGGTTTTGATCCGTTGACGAACCCTCGACACTTAAGAAAATCAACCACTCCACCGCCTACTCCGTCTTCGTCGCAGACAACATCTTGTAACAAAATGTTATGTGTATTTGTTACGAGACGTATCTTATTTACCACTTCGTCCAACGCGGCACGATTGAGTTCAATAATCTCAATGATAGTAAGTCCTTCCCAAACAATAATAATCGTTCTATCCTTACCAAAACGCGCAATATCGGCTGTTATGTACTTCTTTCCTTCGTTTATCACTTCGTTGCGGAACATTCGCAATAGATTCTCCGTGTTAAATAGTTTGTCGCTGTCGTCGTCAAATTCCCAATTGCCTTCTAAAAGTCTTTTGCGGTCGTATTCTGGAAGGCGACGCAACGACTCGATATAAGCAACAGGAAGGAATGGATTGTCTTGCGGTAACGCTTGCACGAAGGCGCGGTGTGAAGGTAGTTCGTTCCTGTTGTTCTTAATGTAAAACTCATTGTACAACCAACCTTTCGAAGGATTGCACGAAAGAAAACCTTTTGGAATAAGACCGAACTCGTTCAACTTATAACGGCAACGTGAATGAACAATGTTCACGGCTTTCTCTGTTACCTCTGCTACCTCATCTATGAAGTAGTCTGTGATTTCCAACGATCCAAGTGAATCGAAGTTCGGATTTGAAGGATAGGCGAATAAGTCTTTCAACACTATTTCACTTCCATTGAAGAACTTAATCACGTTCGTTTGTCCGTTATATGTGTAGTGTTTATCCGCAACCAAACCAAACTCTTTCGCTGTTTCAAAGAAGGTGTTGAGCGTCGTCTTTTTCAGCGTGTCTAATTTGCTTCGTCCAATAAGAGAACGCGTTCCAGCGTACTTCAAACGACGTTGTATTTGCCACATACAACCGAACTTCGTCTTCCCACCCCCTGCCGCGCCACCGTATAACAACTGTTCAACATCTGAATCCGTCGCCAGATAGTTCAACGCTTCAACTTGACGCGGCAGATATTCGGGTTTATATGGTTGCATTAAAATAGTTTTAGTTGTAGTTTTTCTAACCTGTCCATTTCAGCAATTACCTTGAAAATTTCATAAGCAACCTGTGGAACGATTGCATTACCATAACCCTTTATTGATTCTTGTCTCCATTTTGAAAAGGTAACTCCGTCCAGTTCGGTGGGAAGCCCATCATCTCCGCCACAAATCGGGGATTGAGTTGGGAATCTTTCGAATGATAATTCTTTTCTCCCTCTTCCATTTGACAATAAATTGATTTCATTGATACTCTTCTCGTTGGAAAATTGTCCAATGAGTTCGGGGAATACGCTCCCTTTGAGTCGCTTACTGTTGGAGTTGAAAGAAGTCCCATACTCAACATTCTCGGTAATGTCATTGAGTGCATTGACCCTTCTTTCACTTGGCTGCTCTTCATTGTCGCACTCGCATTCGTGCTGTCGAATACTGTTGGAGTTGGAAGTAAACCGCTCTTCGCTAAATCGTGAAGTCCCGCTGAATATGTGTTGTTCTTCTGCTTCCCCGTTACTACTTGTGCTCCGCCTTGAATTACTGTTGGAGTAGGCAACAAACCAAACCCTATCTCTTCGATGTGGCGCACCGATGGCACAAGCTGGCAATAATATCGGTTGTACGGTGTACCCTTGACTTTCCAAGTCAACGCACACTTCTTCGAAGACCACTCCCCCGTTCCAATTAGTAATTCCACGAACGTTTTCGCCCACAACGTAGGTTGGCTTAACTTCTGAAATGACTCTGAGCATATGCGGCCAGAGGTGTCGCTCGTCCTCTTTCCCAAGTCGCTTACCTGCGCTTGAGTATGGTTGGCAGGGAAATCCGCCTGTGAGGATGTCAATTGTTCCTCTGTGAATAGAGAAATCTGTCTTTGTGATGTCTTCATAACTGATTGAATTTGGAAAATAATGACTTAAAACTTTTCGGGGGAAAGGCATCCATTCGCAGTGAAAGATGTTATCCCATCCCATCCATTCGGCAGCCAAATCAAAGCCACCGATTCCGCTAAACAACGATCCGTGATTCATTGCTTACTCAAATATAATTTATACAATTCACGCAATCCTTCAAACTGAATTGATTCTTTCAGCAGTTGACGTTTGCGGTCACTCATTCGCTCAACCATTCCTTTCGAAAGTTGTTGTTCGTTGAAGACTGTCTTTCGTGCCTTCGCTTTGCATCTTTGATATTCTTCTTCTGTGAACGTTTCAAGCGTTATACGCTTACTTTCTTCGAGCCAACGCATCATTGACACACCTCGCAATTCTAACGTTGTCATTTTGCCTTGTTTGAAGCTCTCAATATCTTCTTTAAGCATCCTTCTCCAGCTATCGTCGTTTACCGCCATTTCGTTTTCTTTTATTAGTTCTGCCTTTTCCTCAATCGATTGAGCAATTTCACGCTGTATTTGTAGATTCGCCTTGTCGCGATGTGGTTTGTAGTGTGTCAACACATCACCAATGAACGACACGCTCAACGCTCCAAAATGCTCACACTTTTTACTCAGTTCATTCGCTGCGTTTAGTTCGAACGCAAGATTGAAGTGTTCAAACGTAACCCAACGAAAGTGTTTACCAATGAACTCGTGCAACATTTGCAACAGTTGCGCCTCTGGTAGTGCTATTCCATACATCGCGCACACCTTCGAACAAAGTTTAACGAACGTTGGTAGGTCGTAGTCGGCCACAAATGCGCTTTCTCTTTCTGCACGATCAACCCTTTGTGTAATTGTGAGCGTCGTTGTATATGCGTTGCGCAGCGTCTGAATCGAATTTTCCATTTTTGATTTTTGTTTGTTGGTTTGTTGTTACGAATGTACTTAAATCCCACTTGCGAACGGCAGCCTTCCAATCTTTCATTGCGTTACGTCCCACCTTCCAACCATTCGCCTCGTAGTGTGCGTGGAATTTCTCAGTAAATTTAAGCGCGTCGTCGTTGCTTAACTTTTCGCACGCGTATTCATAGATTTCAAAGAAATTTGGTTTGACGAACGCTGTCTTCTTTTCTTTTGTTGGTGCTGGAAGTTGAGCAGGTTGCGTTTGCGCTTTCAATAGTTCTTGAACTTGCGATTCGAGAATCTCAATTCTCTTTTTTAATTGTAGTATTAGCATCATTTTATTCCTCCATAAGTTTCGTTGTAGTAATCATCAAATTGTTGCTCAAAGATTTTTCTCAAACGCTCTGCTTTAACACAGTGAGTTAGATACACATATTTCATCTGCTCCCTCTCCATTTGCTTGGCTTGTTCAAGTAAATTACGAATGTTTAAACCTCGAAGTCTTACATTTTCATCCTTTTCAATTTGCTCAACCAACCATTCAACCGCAGTTTGTTTCTTTTCCATAGTTATTTAGTTTTTAGTTACGTCAGTCCACTCCCACCCTAAGCATACCTTCATCATTGTACGATGAAACCAGTTAGGCTTTTTTTCAAACCAAATGCACATTCCTGTCTTACCGCCTAAGCAATAAGAGCCTACGAATTTAGAAGATGGCTTAAATTCAAGTGCTGGTTGCACTAATTCTGATTCTGTTTTTGTTTTCTTTTCCATAGTAATTAGGTAAATATAAGTAACGATAACAAGAGCAATTATTGACATCAATGTCATTACTTGAGGATGTGTTATCATTAGTGAACTGATTAGTAGAATTGCAATTGCGAATGCTACTGATAATAAAAGTGCTTTGATTTTTGACATAGTTATTTAGTTTTTAATAAATTTAAAGACCTCTACTTTTTTCTCTCCTTTTAATCCATATTCAAGGAAGTAAATATTTTTTTTTAAGGATATTGATGAAAAACAGTTTCCAATCCGTAAGTGGTAATACCAAAATCTAATATGTATTAACGAGCTATCTCCCATAGTTATTTAGTTTTTAGATTTTTTCCTCTCTTATTTCTATTTTGAACAGTTCTTTTAGTATTTCAATTTCGTGGTCTTTGAAATTGGTTGTTCCGTTTTCGCGTAGGCAGTAGTTCGATTGTTCGATTCCTAATTTGTACGCGAGGTATTCCTGTTTGTAACCATAGAACAGACGGTAACATTTGATTGATTTATGAAATGGTATCATTAGTCCCAACCCTCCCCTTTGTAATCGTCTGCGTCTTCTTCGCGTGTACATTCGTAGCAAAGACCGATTTCGTCTTCAAATAACTCCTGCACGTCGCTGTCGTCCCAGTCACGATATTTTCTGTTTGTGTTTTTGATTTCTGCAATGCGTTCTTCAATCTGTTCTGAATCGCAATAACGGCAATAGTCGCTCATAAGTTTTTGATTTTAAGGTTTATTTTAATTTGGCTTTTCTTTTCGCTTCGAGTTCCTTTTGGTGCTCCAAGTGTTCTACAAATTTAGTGAAAAACTTCATAGGTTTAGCATAACCCATTGCATTCATCAATTCACAGATGCGTTCAACGGTTGCCGCGTAGGCTTTGTCGCACTCTATTTGCCACGTCGCTTGTTTGATTCCGTGCATCACGGTAGCGTGGTCTTTGCCGTAGTGTTTGCCTATTGATTCAAAAGACTGGAAGTAACAAGGACGGATCAAGAAGAAAATGATTTGTCGTGCGGTAACTATCTCGCGTCGTCTTGTTGGGGTGTAAAGCATTTGCGATTGAATACCAACAACGCTACATACAACGTCTTCGAGTGCTGACCAGAACACCTCACGTTCGTTTTCGAGTTCCTGTTGTTGTTTTATTTGTTCGCTCGATAGACGCTCGTGTTTTGGAGTAAGCATCGTCCAAAGTGTTTCAAAGCGTTCCATATGTGCGAATGGAATCATATCTACTATTTGCTGTCTAATTTGTTCGTTAGTCATTTTCTTCGTTTATTAATTTGGTTGGTGTAAATGTGCTGAATACTTCTTCTCTCGAAAGACCGGTATGAAGGCAAATGTTGTTGAAGTCTTTGATTCTCATTCGCTCTGGGTGTGCGACATAAAGTCGTGCCGTTGGATCGCTGATGCGTAACGCTGTCTTGAAGTTCGTCAGCGTCTTGAATTGACTTTTGACAAGTCGTCCGAATGGTGTTTTGTATATTGCTTTATTCATTTCTTTAATAGTGGTTTAATCAACTGCTCTTTCTTCTTATTGGTCGCGTGATTCGTCCCGCGTAGTTCTGGATTGTGTTCCTTAACTAATCGAGCTATGCGTGTAATGTTGTCAGCGCTAACGTACTTTCCGCTTTCGTACATAGCGAAGAAATTGCTTGTGATGTCTTTGCGTTCTTCGAACTGTTGTTCCCAAACTTTAACACAAAGTGCTTTGTTGTTGTTGCGAAGCGTCTTGTACTTTTTAAGTAGATTCTCAACGCGGTTTTCAAGTGAAATAAGTTTCTTCATTGTATTGATTTTGATTTA